GGGACGCGAAGCCAATATTCCTTCTGCTCACCAAATGGATCATGAACGCGAACAGCTTTTATATCCTCGTCGCCTGGAACGTCGACCTCCCACAACTCACCGAATTGCTGGTCGTGCAGCTTTGCGATGGTTGAATAGTTTCTGACTCTGGTTCCGTAGTATAGCATAAACGGGCCAAGGCCACGTTGCTCGATATCCCGCTGTACCAGCCTGCGGATCAGCATGGCTGGGTTGTAGCGATATCCGAACCGCCGACGGCGCAGACTGCGATACCGACTAGAAACGCTTTTCCAGTGTGCATCTGGCTGGACTTTTGGTCGGAAGAGTCGCAGCAGTGGCCGTGTCCAAAATATGGCTGTGACGACCACAGCTACGAACATAGACCATACCAAAAGGAAGATGGTACCGCCGTCCATTTAGTCGGCGACCCAATCCCATTCCCGAACGCTTTCGGGGTTATACTGGCGCTGCCGTTGCACGCGGTATTCCCCAGCGGGAACTTCGATGGTCGGGTGTTCCTCGTGGGTGATCGTGGTGCCTGGCTCGTCCACGACGAGGTACAGCGTTCCGTCGATTTCGACGAGCTGCGCGTTGTCGTTGGCGACGTGCGCGTGGCCGGTCAGCTCACCATCGGCGAGCACCTTGCGACCGTCTTCCCTTGCAGCGTTCTTTGCACCGCTCAGATCGCGCCTTGATGGAACGATCAGAACGTCACCTTGCCGATATTGTCCATTGATCATGTTTTTTGGCTCTCCTAGTTTCGTTGTTACTCGTTCGTACGACGCCGCGACCACAGCGTCAGGAGTATTACTAGTGCGAGAAGAATTGCTGCTGGAACGACAATATTACGGTAGCTAGGTAGTGTGTGGCTGGATGGTTGAACGCTACTGGTGATCATTGGGCCTGGTCCTGGCTGTTCATCTCCTTGATTACGAAGCGCCTGGTAATTGGGCTTGACACAAGTCTGCATTATTTTCGTAACAGGCTGGCTGGTCCGCTGCACCCCGCCGGAGCGCATCGCGTCTCTGTATGCGAGCGCGCTGTGCTTGCCGGTCAGCATGGCCGCGTTAACCTGGTCGTAGGTCTTTTCATTAAGGCAGCTTGATGCCGCATGCGCTGGAATTGTTAGAGACAGCAAACTCGCAGCGATAACTACCGCGAGTATGGCTTTTTGCAAGTCGTGCCTTTCTGGTTGTAGTGATACAGGCGACGGATGCGGCGTAGGACTCAGTCAGCGGAATTGAACCGCCTACCAGCTTGATTCGCTGCATCGTCAGAATGCAGTTGGGTCCGTTCTTACCTAGCCCTAGACCTGTATCACTAGTTTGTGCTACTTACCCCCAGACCATCTTCAGCAGCGGCAGGGTTGTTCCTGCCAGAGCTGCCGCCGTTGCAAGTGCAACCGCGAGGACGACAATGGCCTTTGGCCAATGCTTCGCCAGCTTCATGGGATTCCCTCCTTCCCCAAAGGAGAGTTACCCAACGCCCGTTGCGTTGAGACCATTTTTACGTCGAGGGGAATACGCGAGCGACCTACACGGTCAGCTCGCGTTGTCAGCCGTCGTGACCAGAGTGTGGGTTATAGATATACCAATCTCTGCTAAACACAGCACCACCTCCTTTAGAACTTATTCTGACTCTTGAGCGTCCCGTTGCCGTTTTGGACGCGCATTCCAGTGGCGTACTCGCCGTTTGTCGGATCGCCGTCACTGTCGACAAATGCGGTGGCGTTGATTGTCTCGGCGATGGTGCGCTTCAGCGCTTCCGAAAGCGCGTCCCTTGGCGTTCCCTCGCCAGCTTCCTGCATCATCTTGAGCTGCGTCCGCAGTCCAAGTGCCGCATCGGCGAAATCGGACGTGCCCAGCTTGAACGCCTGATTTTCGTCGAGCTGATCCAGGGCATACCGCTTTGCACGGTCGATCATTTCACGAAGGAACGCTGGCAGAAACCCTTCTGCTGCGTTGCCGATGTGCTCCCAGTCGATATTCTTGTCGAGAAGTTCGGCTGGCACCAGCGCCTCGATCAGACGCTCGATGCCTTCGGTGTCCAGTGGGCCGATTTCCACAACCGCGTCCATTCGGCCAGGGCGCAGCATTCCCTTAACGATCTGATCTGGGTTGTTCGTGGTCATCAGAATCATGATCTCGGTGCCCTTGGCGCTGACACCATCGAACTTTTCCAGAATCCAAGAAACTGCATCCTTGTCCGCGATATGTGCGTGCGTGTCGATGTCCTCGATAAACACAATCGACGGCTCGTACAGTCTCGCGGTGGCCAGTGCCAGGCCAATGTCGTCCTGGCCTGGACGGACGTGAATGAACGTCCAGGTCGGATTGGCTTTGATCGCGCGAAGCGCTGTGATTCTTGCCGCCTCAGTTTTTCCTGTACCATACTGGCCAGCGAGTAGAACAGCACGCTTCATTGGCAGATTCATGCGCTTCTGATCATGGTACTTGTCGATCAGTGACCAGATGTTGGCACGAAGCTGCCGCTCGACTTCTGCCGTGTAGACGATCTGGGAAGGATCGACGCCGGAAAGATCCATGAACTCTGGCATTTCCTGGCCGTCGATTGCCCTGCCACGATAGATCGAGTTGTTGTCTAGCTCCTTCTGGACAGCCTCGAAAAAGCCCTCGATGTAACCGTTGTACTTCTTGGGCGCTGTGATGTTGAGCTGGAACAGGATGCCGAGTTCCTTGTGGCTCCAGACGGCAAGTTCCAGTGTGCCCTTCATCACTTCAAGGCTGATAAGACCCCACGGAACCTGTTCAGTTTCGCGTGGCCCAACGGGAATGGAGCGATACTCTGGCTTCCGCTCGCCACCAAAAAACGAGAAGGTGGACTTTCCAATGCCGTGCGTACCGAACAGATCAAACAGCATGACCTTGGTCGCCCTTGCGCCGTCCCACGGACGAGCCTTGTACTGGCGACTGAAGGTATGCAGCTTTTCCTGCTCCTCCTCGACATTCAGGAGGAAATCTGCTGCTCCACCAAGATCGTTCTGGAAAACAAGCGGAATGATGAAGGTGTTGCCCTCGACCTGAATTGCATCGCTGTTCACGCGATGGTCGCCGAGACGGCCGAGTACCTGCATTGCCTGGAATTCGGCTTCTTCCTGTGGGCTCCGTGGCCGCTCGGCGAGATCACGAACGACTTTGCCGACTTGGTTGCGCATCTCATTGGCCTGTCGGCGCATTTCGCGTCGCTTTTCGAGTCGATCAGCTTCGTTGTTGTCGTCACGTCGAGTCGCCAATTTCTATCCTTTACTGTCTGGTTTGAACAAACCGTCTCCAGATGCGGTCGGTTCCCAACTGTTACCAGAAAGCATATAGCCGATTCTGGCTTCAAACCGATCAAGCATGGTTTGCACTGTGTCCTGGTCTGCTTGATCCATGGTGAACTTTATTGAAACTTCTGCTCCAGTCTCACCCACCTCGTATTGGAAAATTGCTTTGTCACCCTGGAACGCTATCTGATAGAACTTCATCTCCGATGTATTCACCACGACGCTTTCTCCATTCGGACAAAGAAATATGCTCGGAGCTAACGACGACGTGCTCGGCTGTGAACTTTTCTGCGTCTCTTTGCTGCTCCGTTGTAAATGTCGTGGTGCCATTGAGGTGCAATGCCTTGATAACGTAGATCATTGGCTCGTTAGGGGCTTCTGCATCTGCCACTCATTCACACTCCGTGGTTGATGTCCAAATATCTTGACAAAGCATTCCTTGCAAAGACCTATACGGGTTGCGGCAGGGCTTAGACATTGACCATGCCTTAGACATTGGCCATCGACCGTTACCCATACGCTTGCCCAGCACTGTTCATGGTCTATGTCATCGGGTATGCCAGCAATCCATCCGCTGTTCTCACGAATTTGATCTCGCCTCGCTGCTCAAGTGAATCGAAATAGAGCTTACCAATTCTGGCATCGAGGTGATGCTTTCGCATTAGCTCAGTTCGAGTGATGCCTGGATTGCGCTTTACACTGTCAACAATTTTGGCGAGTGGGATTTCGTATTCCATAGAACCGATATTTCTAATAACGTACGCTGCCCAATCGCGCCACTCTTCGGCATATCTGATTGCTTGGTAGATATCCTCTAGCTCAATCGCAGCGCTGATTTCTCGTTGCCGCGCAAGCGATAGTAGTGCTGCTGCCTTCAATGTTGAGTCAGCAAGTCGTTGGAACATTGGAGTAAACAAATCTGGTTGGCCTGATCGCTCGGAGTCAGTCAGCAGCATGTCGCCAAAGTCGTTCCAACGCTCAAGCGCTTCGTATGTTGGCACAATGTTGAAGATATGCCGCTGAGGAACAGAGACGCCAGCGATCGTTTGGTAATTCGTCCTGTCGTAAACTGCGTTCAACGTTGCTAGCTCATCGACAAGAATATCTCGTTCACGTCGGTCTTCCGTGGCGGCGAGCCCAACACGTTTTAGTTTTGAGCGATCCGGGTCCGCAATGCAAAAAACGAACCTTGGTAGGAAGCCGCTCTCAATATGACGCTCCGTAAAAATTTCGAGGAGTCGTTGCTTGATCCCACCAGCATACAAAATAAAAACTGGGTTCTCGATGAGCTGGTCACCGGAACGGAGTCGCCGTCGAACCGTATCGCCGTCGTAGAGCTTCAGAAGTTCTTGCTGCATACCAGCCATGTAATCTTTCTTTGCCATGACTTCCATCATGCCGGAAACTTCGTCTTTCCAGTACATGCTAGATTCTCCAGGGCGCTGTCCCATGGCAAAGAAAATTCCCTCAATTGAACCATCGGTTGCCAGCATCGCTTCTTTGTTAACTTCTTCGAGAACCTTCACAGCAAGGCGCATCGCTGTTGTTTTGCGTGTTAATGTGGTATCGCCCAAGATCATGAACCAAAGATTTGGTCGTATCGTGCCGTAGCTGAGTGGAATTTGCACATGGCCAGCGAGCAGTGACGAGAGAATCATAAACCCTCCCGCCAGATGGTACTGTGACGCGGCGTCTGTTTGCCTGGCTGCCCATGCCGCGTATCGGTCGACAATTGTCGGCTTTCCGCGGATTGACTCGCGCTCAGCGTTACTTAGAAGTTCATCGTTGAGGGACTGCAACTTGCGATACGTATTTTGTATGCTTCGCTTTGCAGCGACATGCTGTGACGCCTTTTGAACTTCTCGCCACAGAAGGAGCTGTGATCGATTGTCACGGGCATATTTATTACATGCTGAGTCGCGGCAAATAATAAAGACTTCTTCTTCTGAAATGTCAAATTCAAGCAAAGCCAGTTCCAACGCCCACAGGGCGCCTGACCATCCCTCTGGCCGACCGTCGTTTGGCGTTGTTTCAAACAGCTCGTGAACCATTGTCGTAAGGATCGACTCGTACTTCTTGAGAACGTCGTTGCCAGAAATATCAGTCGGTACTTGCGGCAACTCGTATTTAATCTCTCTTTCCGATGGCAACCCAGGCGCTTCTGGATAGTCTTGGAAATCATCTATCCTGTACTTGGCTGTCGTCGTTTTGACAACCTTGATTTCTGACGGTGGCGTGTATTTAAAATTGTACGTGAATGGCACTCGAAGAATCTGCGTCAAATCCCAGCCACTCACATCGCAACCATCGTCCTTGTGGCGATAGGCGATTCGCTTGCAGAGGAATTCGACATCTTCGGCAGGCAACGGTTCTTCGAGAAACCAGTACCCATGATATTTTCCTGGGCTACTTTCAACCGTGATCGATGGCTGAACGAGGAGCTTCTCAGGGGGACAGTAATCGAGATCAGCCCATGCGCTTGAGCAGTAAGTGACGTTGGCTTTTGTACGCTCTGGCGCATCGAGAATCTGTGCGCAGAAGTAGACATTGCAGCTAGGAAATTTGCTTTGAATGAATGCAATTGCGTTGTTGACATCGTCAGGAAATCTAAAGAATTGTTGTGAGAATCCTTCTGTCTTGCCGACTGTTGGATCGATAATTGCGATGCACAAGTATCCTATACGATTGGGAAATAAGTGGAGAAAGAACGAACGTTGACGAACCTCTGTTTCTGTCATCACCTCATTCACTCGTCCCCCTTTCTCCAGCGAATAAGCCACCTCGCCACTTGTGGCCCTCTTGTATGAACGCGCACACGTCTAGCGTGAATACGCTGACTTTCTCGTGCTAGTGCTCGCTGCATCTGACGATTACGGCAAGCGTACCCGTTTGTCCAGTCGCAACGATTAGTTAGACAGCCAGTGCAGAAGTCCTTCCGACGATAATTTCTTCTTGGCATAAGTGAGGCGTTACTCGCCACAGATGAGTAAAGCGGAGGGAGACCGATGGGCCGCCGCAAGGCACTCGATCTCCCTCCGCTGCTTTGAAACTCGCACATGCGCCAATGTGGTTAATCTGTGCTATGGCTACGACAAAAGCTCCGCAGTGGGGACTCGAACCCCAAACCACCTATTTAGAGGACAGGCGCTCTATCCAATTGAGCTACTGCGGAGTGAACGCACTCTCAGCCTGGGCTACACGTTTACAATGGCTAATACAATTTCGTTATCGCTATGGCATCCTTGGGTCGCCGGGAGCAGCAACGAGCTGCTTCGATTGTGGGCTCGATGTCGAATAGACGTTGCGAACTTCGTTCTTGAACCCATCCTCCAAGCCGTAAACCTTATCGGCCTTGCGGCTCACAGAAATGATGACTTCGCCGCCTTGGAGCTTCGGGTCGATGTCTGTGGGATACAGATCCACGTTCCCGTCCAGCTCGCCATTGTCAAACTTCTCTGTGGCTTCGCAAAGCTGCAAGAAGAATGGGCGAGCCTTTTCGCCAAACGTGTAAACACGGAAAAGGAGGCGGCCGTCGAACGGGCCACCATTCACCTTGAACGTGATCTTGAGCTTTGGCTCCTTTGGATTTTTGGCGTCCTCAGAAGTAAGTCCCCATTCCAGCTCATAGATGTTAGCTAGGTACATTCCGGCAGGCATGGAAGTGAGCGCTTTGGGTCGCTCCGTTCCAGAGAAATTGATACGAAATCCCTCTGTCACTGCGTGTTCCCCTTAATGAGTTCGTGGATGGACTTCATCTGGGGGGACTCAATGAGCGGTGGCAATTGATCAGAACGATCCTTTGCCACTATCCCCTCTGCTCCGCGTGTGAGCATGAAGCGTTGTTGCTGTCCGCCAATTTCCTTGATATACAAGTAGCAGACAATATCCACGAACCCAGCGACCTCACTTGCAAGTTTGCCGGACAATGCTGGCTTGCGCTGGACAACTCCGTGTTGATCTTTATCTTCAGCAGCCAGTGCAGTAAAGAGCGTTGGCACTGGTAAATCTCGAAACATTCGTACAAGTGTGCGAATCTGGTTGGTATTTTTACCCCAGTGTCGCATCTGTGGCATGTCAACTTCGATATCAGGGTTCTTCCATGATTCCTCCCTCATAATTCCGGCCATGGAAAGTTTCTGCATCTCGCTCAATGAGTCAAGAACAATGCATCCGTATCCGTGTGTTTCGCTTCGCCAGAGTTCATCATAAATCTTGCGAATATCATCGTAGTTCGTAATGCGAATCGTGTCAACATTTGGGTAGCGCCGATCGAGGGACATTGTCCCGCCCTCGACATCCAGAATTAGGACTTTGCGAAACTCTGGAATTTCATCGGCGCTACCACAAAGGACCGTTTTTCCGGCACCTGCTTCACCATAGATCAGCATGTTCAGTGGGCGTTTTGCACGCTTCACAGCGCTGACTGGCAAGCCTCCGAGCGTTCGCTCAGTAAGGACTTCTCCATCTGGCTTGGGCAAAACGATTCCGAGCCCCTTCCAAATAATCCTGCGCCTTGGTATAAGGCGCAACGATTAGGGGAACGTGATATCGTTGTGCTATCCGCCGTAGTGTGTCGTTTGATGGCACGAATTGATCTGGTTCAAATTCGCAAGTATCTAGTGCAGGGCCACCCGAGAAAATTGCTGCTGGGCGAGCAAACTTTGCTCGCCAACCTCGTTGGCTGACCCCTCTCTGTGTGGGAACAACTCCTTTGTCTGGGCCCCATCCCCAAGCAAGCCCAAAGACTTTTTGTTCAAAGGGCGTCGCATATTCGAATACCGTATCAATGTTGTAGGCTCCATAGATACCGCAGGTGCAGTCTTGTTGCGGCGCGACGTGTCCACGGAGTCTTTCACGTATCTTTCTTCCCGTCCTTTCGTCGAAGTCCATTGGGTTTGCCAGATACATGGCGATAATATCGCTAGCGTAATACACATATCTACATTGAGCTTTGAGTGGTGTATTTATTGGCCATACATTGCCAACATTCTGACAAGAGTGGAGGTATGGCTCTCCAGGCTTCCAGAAGTTTGGAGCAAGTTTCACGATTCTCCAGACACGAAACCCAAGCAAGGACTCTGGAACATCTGGGATGGAAACTGGTTTTGAAATGGACTCCGGTTTTGGCTTTACCTCTGGAAGCCCTGCAAGCTCAAGTTCGGTGAGCAGCTTTCTGAGATGTGATTTCCAGTCACGCAGGGACACGCTCCGGCTCCTTCTCCGGTGCAGGAGACGGTTCTTGGATTGGGTCATTCTCTGGCGGTGCTGGTACGGAGATTGGTTCCTGTCCTTCGCCGATGTTCATGCATGCTCCCTCTTGCGTGGCCAAGCAGTACGAACGCATGTACCTCCTTGCCGCCCTGATGCATTAGCGGTTGCTCGCGCACAGGAGTCTGTCAGAGGCTCCCCCCAAAAGAAAAGCATGACGTACTTCAGCAGGGTGGTAAGAATCCCTACCTAGCGAACACACTGCTTGGCCACTTTAATGGTGGGTGGCGCTGCATGATGCAGCATGAGACACCAAGGGGGGATCAGCGCCACCCACCAGCTATCAGCTCTCTCGCTTTACAAACATCGTGTCCAACATATATTGGAAGTCACTTCCGTCCTGACGTGCAAGACATGGACCGAAGAATTTACAGGAAGTGCATCGCATTGGCGAGACATTGGGAACGATCTCTGGATCTTCGATCATGATACGCGCCTCGTGAAAGATGCGTTGACCGATATCGTCGATCTGCTCCCTACTTCTGTCAATCCGTTCCCTGTGGAAGAACTTCGGTCGTGCGTCGGACTTTAGAAACTCCATATACTCACGATATTCGTCGTATGCGTCGAGCTGTTCCCCAACCTCCGCAAGCCGTTGTGCAAATAGCTTATCGGTGGTGTGCTGGCGCCGGTCGACACTGATCCGTGTCTTACCAGTTTTATTGATCTTTGGCATTATTGGCGCGAACTTGAATGCTTCGGTACGAATCACGCCGACAATGTCGATATGCAACATTTCTCGTAAGGCCCAAATGTACGAGCCAGTCTGCTCGTCCATTTGGAGCCATTGTTGATTGGTGGATTCTGACTTTTTGGACTTGTGTTCCAGAATCCAATAGGCACCATTGAAATCCCGAACGATCCCGTCGAACCTTCCCTGATACATCCAAGGATGTGTCCCTTGTGTTGGATGCTTAAAAGTGTGGACGCCACCGAGCATGCTATGTTCAGCACAACCGATGACTCTTCCTTTATGCCAATCAGCACAAGAAGCAGGTTTCCCGGTTTCTGGGTTGATGATCGGAACTTCAAATTCTTTCTCGACAAAGATGGGCTCGAAATCATCTTCCGCTGGTGCCCACTGGAAATAATTCTCCAGCATGCCAACCCCGAGTTCTAGTCGCTCGTTGAACTCACGACTGATTTGGTCATGCTCGGGATCTGGAGAGTTATTGAGCACGTGAACTCGCTGCACTCCGTTTGTTTCAATGAACGCAAGTCTCGCACTATTCCGGTTTGGACTCCAGTTTGTGTGCGCTTGCGATGGAGGCGCGTAATACGCCTCCATCGCCGCGTGCCAAGCAGTGCCAAAATCAAGTTCCTCACGTTCGATGAGCGGACGGTAGTTCATCCGCATCGGCGATGAGAAATCCCAGAGCTGTCGGCACTCCTTGGCCCTCAGTCGATCATGCGTTCGGATGACGTGCTTCACGAAGTTTTGTCTGGTTCGACAGCAGCTTCTTTGGCCGCCTCCACGGGCTCGTCAATAACGCCGTTTTCTGGGTGCTCGTCGGTTTCCTCGATGATGATCGTTGGCTGTGGAAGTTCGCTGAGTTTCACGAGTCGCAGCATGCCGTTCGGGCCACCAGGACGGATCACCCTGGACTCCCACGCTGGCATCAACGCCTGCGTTACTTCGCGCAGACCTCTGCGGTATTCGGCGTACAACGCCTGACCAACGGCGTCGTCAGCGCGAGCGGAAAGATTGTCTTGGAAGTTCTTTGCCCGCTGGATGATCTGTCTTGCGGAAACAGCAGCGAGTTTCTGATCAAGCCGCCGCAACTTCATCACGTCGCCGAACTTGAACAGCAGCCGACCGGTGCCCAGGATGAAGTTTCTGGAAACGGCATCTGGAGATTCTGGCCAGACTGTGTGCAACGTCTGGAGTGCCGCGAGCGTGATCGGCTCGCCGTATCGACGCCGAGAAGTTTTCACTGCGTCCACGGCGCGAACATATCCGACCTTTGCGTTTCTCCAGCCGATCGACATATCCACGTTGAATCCACTTTCGTGGATGAGGTGCAAAACTGCCAGCGCTTCCTTGTCCTGTGCGACGATCTCCGCACGGAAACGGTCCATGCTTTGCAGACCACGCCGCTCGGTGTCCATCGTGACGTACCGACGAGCCTCTTCTTCAAGCGTCATGCCGAAAATTACGATGCACGGCGCTTCAGTTTGCCCGCCATTCAGCACCATTCGCCGCAGGGCAATGAGTCGGTGCTGGCCGTCGAAGACGAAAAGCTGTCCCATGTAAGGATCGAAGTCGCGCTCGTTCACGAATAGTGTGCCGAGCGCGATGGGGTCAAATTCCTCGATGATCTTTTTGATCCGAGGCTCGTCGATTGGCCGCTGGTAGTTATCACGATCAACCCTCAGCTCGGACAGTGGGATCATACGGTACGCGAAATCTCTCGCCGGACGGTGACCAGATGGCTGAGTGAAGGAAATCTTTGCCATGGGTTTTCACACTTCCAGTTTGCTCTTGGCGATCTTCGAAATTTCGGTTGACGCGACGTTGTACTTCAAAGCAAGCTGGGGAGCATTCGTCCCGTCAAACTCCTCTTTGATGGCGAGGAGGTTCTCGATTGTGAGGCTCTTCCACGATCTCGGCCTGTAGGCATTGCCAAGATCGTACAAAGCGAGATTGCTCAGTGCATTGTTAAGATGGTCGCCGTCGACTTGGATAACACGCTTGTCTTTTGGAATAGGCCCATTGAAATTAGTCCAGACGATTTCCTTGACGTTACAGGAAACGTGCTTTTCGACGCCGTTCACCTTCATCGCCCGTGCGATCCTCGTCGTCCCGTGGTTGTCTGGCAACCCAGTCTGGCGGAAGACTCGGCCGTCCTCGAAGATCAGAAATTGAGGATCGTTGACAAGTTCATCCACCAATCTTCGTGAATTTTCATTCGAGACCCTGCCCACTGCTGGACTCCTTACTCCTTATTGTCGTCTGTGCATCGTTGTGCTTGCCCTTACCATAGGGACCGGTAACCTACGCTCCTCCTTTTATCCACGGCACCTTCCTCACCCGCGAGTCGTGGGTGACGATCTGCCGACTGCCCCAGCACGACTCCTTCCCGCCGTAGATCGGACGGTAGGTGTGCTGGGCGAAGTTGCCCCACGGTGACGTGTCGGGAATGACGACGACCGGCACCCAGCCGCCGTGCCAGGCGCACCACACCTGGTGCATCATCCCAACCAATTTAGCCGTCTCCTAGCAATCGTCGAATCCAGTCAGCTTTCAGTTCGATGTCACGCTGCTTCTTAGTTTCCATTGTTTTTCTTGCAATGATATCGATCACTTGGACAGCATTTAATTGTCCATAACGATGGAGTCGAGAGATTGCCTGATCGTTTGCAGTTGGTGACCAGCTTCGGTCAATGAATAAAACCGTGCTCGCGGCATGGAGGTCAATGCCTTCGCCGCCAGCGCCGATAGTTCCGGCGAAGACACGCAAATCTCCAGATTGGAAACGATCGATTGTAAGTCGTCTCTCATCATCTGGAGTCGCGCCAATAAGAGTTCCGAATTTTTCGCCTCGTAACTTGAGCCTTCGCTCCAGAAGTCGTATGGCCGAGGCGAATTGTGAGAAGATGACGAGCTGGCCATCGTGCTCCTCTAAAATTTCTTCAATTGCATCGAGCTTCGACGACGGCTCGATCAGCGAAACTTTACCTGTATCGCCAAGGTCAAGATGCGCAATGGCGAGCTGCTGGAGCCGTTGAAGTTTTGCGATGACAATTGTTGCGGAAAGCTGTCGATCCTCATGCTCACCAACCCATGCAACCATGTCATCACGCAACGATGTATATGCGCGAAGTTGCTTGGGGTCTAGGTCGACATGAATTGCATTCGTGTAGACACTTGGCAAGTCAGGGAGAACTTCCAACTTTCGACGGCGAACGCTGAATGGAGCAATCTTGCTGCGAAGCTCGAAGTCGTTGATGACACCTTTTGGCACTTTATAGTTGAGTGGTGGAACTTCCTCATATTCTACATACCGCTCAAAGAACCGCCAGAAGGATGAGTATTCTTTCTTATCAACCCAGTTCAACAACGACCACAGGTCTGTGGGCTTGCTCGTAATCGGCGTGCCTGTGAGCCCTGTTTTCCAGTGTGTTCGCAAATGCTTCAAAGCCCATGTCTGCTGTGCCTTACGATTTTTTGCTTGGTGCAGCTCGTCGGCAATAACATGCAGCCACTTTTGTTTCATCAACACAGGCGTACAAACATCACGTGCCCATGACGTTCGCTCTGCTCCTGTAGGCTTTCGAAGCATTTGCCAATACACTATGTAAACGTCAGACTCTAAGTTCCGAAGATCATCGATAAATCTGTCTCGCTCATTTTGGTGCAGCACACAGACCTTAAGGTCTGGTGCCATGCGCTTGTAGTGGTCTTCCCAGTGTTCGAGAATCGCTCGCTTGGTAATAACGAGCGTGGGGCCTGTGGCCTGTTCTCGGATCTGTAAGTCTCGTGCAATAGCAACAACAGTCTTGCCCGTCCCCATTTCTGATAGGACAAGTGCTGCTTCTTGATCTTCGAGATGGTTAATATCTTCTTGTTGGTAGGGGAAAAGCGCAACGCTCATCTATCACCACCCACGAAACCGACGAATGACAGGGAAGTTCATTCGTCGGCTCGTGGGCTGTGTAAGAATGTCAACTACTCAGGTTCGTCGTCGTCGTCAGGCTCTGGAACCTGTGGCTCATCGGTGTGGAATGGATCTGGCTCCTGCTCGCTCAGCGTTTTCACCTCTCTCATTCTTCTTGTAGGTACGCCAGCTCTGCGTCGCTTGCGGTTCCGTACGCGGCGTTAGTCGTGGCGAATTCGCGCTTCCA